ATCGGAATCTGCTGTTTGATCAGCAGTTCCGAGTTTGGTCTTGATTCTAGCTTTGCCATTATAAGTTCCAGTATTTACATTTCCAGAACCATCAAGATCGGAGCTAAGAGTTATTGCAACATCATTGAAAAAAACTTTATCAATTGATTGCAATTCATGACTAGCTAAACCAATAACTAAATGTAAAAATTTATTATCAGATGTAGATGTTGTTGATGTTGTACTAGCATATAATAAAGTTCCTGATTTTTTTACTTCACCATAAACTAATTGTCTTGCTGATATTGGAGATCTTATTAATGTAGATCTATTGACTACTTCTGAATCAAAACCACCTAATGTTGGTTCTTTTGGTTTTCCAGCAAGTTTTTTATAAGCAAAAGAAAATATAGCAGTTGCAATAAATGAGACAGCAAATTGCTTTAATCCCATTGTAAACAATCCTTTTATACCACCTCTTTTAGCTGTATTTACTGCAACTGTTTTAGCAACAGATTTAACTGCTGATGTTATAAAAGATGCTACTCCACTAAAAAATCCCATTAGTTTTCAACTCCCCAAAATAATTCTTTTTCTACTAATTGTTGAATAAACTCTAATCCAACATCACCACTAAATTTTTGTAATTGATCATTGTTTGTATATCTGCTTATTCTTTGTCTCTCCCAATCAATTAATCTGTTTTCTATTTCAATGACTATAGTTGCTGTTTCTCCATCTATTTGAACATTTTGAGTATCTACTTTTCCTTTAAAAATAATAAATGGATCTGCATGTAATGTATAATTAGCTGTATTTAAAAATCCTAAAAATAATGTTGCATCTTTATTTTTAAAATTTTCTGTTAAAGCTATTGATACATTTGAGCTTGAAACTCCAGAAACTGTTAATTGGATCCCACTCGCCTGGAGCTCCTGGGATTCCTCTATTGAAGATATATTAGCTATTCCAGATCCACCTACATAAGTATTACTATCAAAAACAATATCTCTATCAGATGTGTTTAAATATAAAGTTCCAGATGTATATTCTATTTTAATAAAATGAACTGGAATGATAACAGAATCATCCAACACATTTGAGTTGGCTGTTACTAAAGTTTTGCTCATTTAGAATACCTCTATTGCAGAAAATGAAATGCTGTAAACATCACCAATACTTTGACCCCAGGTAACATTATCATCAACTAATTTCATCTCACATTTTGGATTAGTTGTAGTAATACTTGCATCATCAGAAGGTGAAGATCTTAGACTTGGTGAAAAATTAATTGTTACATCACCTGATGAATCTGATGTTGCATCATCAGTAACCATTTTTAGTTCAGAGTTTACTTCAAAATAATCTCCAGCTTTTAAAACTGTTGTTGATGCCTGAGCTCCATCACATATTAAACTGTTTCCTGTTTGACTTGCACCATTTACTAATAATGTTGATCCAGCAATTGTTCCTAATGGAGATGTAGCATTTGGATCAAAACCATTTAATGAATTTACTCTACCTCTGAGCTTAGTTAAAAAAGCTATTACTACTTGAGCATCAGCTCTTTTTAATGGTGAATAAGTTATATTCAAATACCATCTACCACCAGTTCTTGCCAATGTTTGAATTGAATTAGAAATTGGAGAAACAAAAGTTTCTGTATTTTCTTCTAAGCCAAAAGAGGCAGATCTAAAATCAGTTTGTTTTGGTATAGTTAAAGTTGTCATTATTTTAATCCCATTGCTTTAGTCATTATACCACCTCTTGATCTTGCCTCAATAACAGCCTGGACAGATTGTTCTCTGATTAATGGTAAAGCATTAAATATTTCAGCTCTTACCGAATCATTAACAGATGGCATTATATTTAAAGTTTGATTTACAGTGACAGATCCACCAAGAGCATTATTAGGAATTATTGTTCCTGATCTACCTGGTACCATGAGCTCCATACCTCTCTCACCTACAAGATAAGGTTTTCCAGCTTGAACTGATCCACCTCCAGCTTTACCAGTTACCCCACCAATGATTGATCCAATTCCAGTTTTTATAGCTCCACCTAAAGTCTCAGCTAATGGATCTGTAATAGCTTTTCTAAATGTTAATCTGATAATATCTTGACCTATCTGTCTTATAGCATCTGATAATTTTTTTGCCTCAAATACTGCATCCTCAAAACCAGTTGCAATAGTAGTTCCAAATTCTTTACTAGCATCCTGTAATCTTTTTAATCTGGATGCTAATTCTTTAAATTTTTCATTAGTCTTTGTTAAAAAATCACCATGCAATCTTTGACCAAAATGTTTTTGAAATTGTGTACCAGCTTCCTTAGTTTCAAATTGTATTTGTCTAATAAAATCTACTAAAGCTGAAAAATCTGATTTAGCAATTGATATAGGTTTTAAATCTTCTTTAAAAAATACTAAAGCATTTCTTATATCTATAAAAGCATTAGCAACAGATTCTAATCCAGCTTTGAAATTATTAACAAAAGCCTCTGTTAATAATGTAGCTTTTATAAAAAATTCTTTTAAATTTTCTAATCCTGTTTCTCTAAATGCTTTTAATCCATCATCAATTTTATTAAAAACACTAGCCAAAACTCTACCAATTGCTTTAGCTAAACCATCACTATCTGATATTGCATCTGTTAAAGTGTTTGTTACATTTTTTAAAGATTGTCCAAAACCTGATTCTCCAACTATGTCTTGAAAGTTACTTAAAGCAATTCCAAAATTAGAAAATGCAACACTTAAATTATTCAATCTTTTTTGAGTAGCACCTCCAAATCTTTTATCTAAAGCTCTTGTCAAAGCTTCAGTAATTTGTCTAGCACCTTCTGTTGTTTTACCAAATTCAGATATTTCATCTCTTGCTAAACCCATTTCTGCTCTTAGCATTCCAAATACATCAATACCTCTATCAGATATTTGATTAAGTTCTTCTAATCCTAAACCACCACCAACTGATCTAGCAAAAACTCTTGTTAATGCTTCAAATACACCTAAACCATCAACTGCTGATGCAGATGTATCTGTAAATGTTGTAAGTAATTTTTCTGTTGGTTCTATTCCAGCACCTTTTAATTGAATGAATGATTTTGTTAAATCTTCAACACTAAACTGAGTCCTGGTCGCAAAATCAGATATCTCTCTAAATTTTGCATTTCCTTTTTCTACAGATCCAAATACTGATGCAAGTCCAGATCTTAGATCTTCAAATTTAGCATTAGTTCTTGCAATAGATCTAATAACAACAGCTCCTCCAAGTCCTACTAGAGCTCCCTTCAAACTAAATACAGCACTAGATAATCCTTTGACAGATCTACCGACTCCTTTGAATACAGCTTTAGTTCTGTCAACTGCTGATATTGTAAATTTTAAACCTTTACTTGCCATGCTTTTTTAACCTATCTCTTTCATCTTTTATATTAAAATAGGCAATCCATCCATTATATTCTTTTACTGACATCAATTTAATTTCATAAACTGATTTATGTAGTAATTCTGCTAATTGATATTCGTTGAATAGATTTTGGTCTTTTTTTAAGTTTTTTTTTCCTCGGCTATAGATGTGTCTCCTGTTATTTCTTTTGCTAATCTGGAAATAACAACTGGATCACATTCAGTAAGTAGTTTTTTTCTATCTTCTAATTTGAATGCTTTGTTACCATTTTCGGTTTCGCATTTCATAACTATAAGATCTACTAATGCCTCAATCTCATTAACTTTTGATTTTTCCCATAATCTTCTTTGCTCATCAAGATTTAAAGGTTTTACAATAAATGCAGTATTCCATTCTGGAACATGAATTGTTTTTGAATCTTGTAATGCAAAATGTTGAATAGCTTTATCAATTACTGACATAAATTATTATGAAACAGTTGAATGAGTAACACCACCAGTTGCTTGAAAACCAAAAGATCTTTCAACAATTTCATTGATAGTTTGAGATACACCAACTGAAGTTATTACTACACTTGCTTGTATTTGTCTCTCACCAGATTGTCCACCTTCTGGAAATAAATCTAATGTTACATTTGCTCCAACTAACATAGCCTCTTGCCCTGTAGAATCTGTTCTATCAAAATGACAAGTTATAGTTCCTGTTGCTTCTTTAATTCCAGAAACAAAAGATTTAAAGCTATCACCCATTCCTGTATCTTCAATGATATTATCTGTTTCAGTAATATCAAAAGATTTGATCTCAGCGACTTGGTTGCCACCTATTTTTACTACACCTAAATTTCCACTTACTGTTGCCATACTCTCTCCTTTAATGTTTTAGATGTATTGGTCAAGTTTAAATTAATGCCTCTACATCTGATTGTGTGGTTCTGTATTGTACAGTAAACACCATCCGAACCACTCCAATAGGTAAACTGCCTTCATTAGCTAAAGTAACCTCAGTTGAGCTAATAAAATGATTTTTGCATGTGCCATTTAAGGTACTATCAACAGCTAGAGCCTCCTCCACTTCTTTTGATATAGTATCTAATGTGTTTTCAATATTTGAGTTAGCACTCGCAAATCCTTCTACTACTAAATCAACAGATCTTAATAATCTGCCTATAGCATCAAGTTCTGAGCTCTCTGATAATGTATAAACATTCAATAATGGCAATTTTGATTGTTCATTTGGATAGACTCTAGAATTAAATACATTGGATCCTGTAGTAGTTAATCCTGTTAAATAAGTTATAACCTGGTCTCTGATTGTTTTTCTTTGATGTGCCATTATGCTGTCTCCAGGAATATTTCTGTAATACCAGTTCCATCTTTTAATATTTCTGCAAC